CAGGCCGCCGCCGCGCCGGTCGCCGCGATCTGCCAGCCGTCGATCCCGTACGCGGTCGAGCCCGACGACACCGAGCCCGACGTGCCGCGTTGGGCAATATCCATGCCCGGGTTGCGGAACTTGTTGATATAGCCGCCCGCCATCATGACAGGCGTGACAATATCCTCGGCCAGCACGGTAAGAAAAATCTGCTCATTGCCGGAACAGGTGATCGCGGTCGTACCGGCCGTGCCGCTGATAACGGAGCCGATGACGGTCGTTCTTGTCAGCGTCGGGCCGGTCGAACTGTACGTACCATGTCCCCATTCCCGATTGCCGTTGGAATCGAGGATCAGATACGAGACAAGCTGGCTATTGGCGATGCCGGCGGCAGCGAAACTTTGCGCCGAGCACAGGTTCGGCGCCACATTGGAGCCGATCGCCGAGCCGAGCGTGAGCGCGCCCGTTCCCGTCGTCGAGCTCGTCATAGCCGCAGCGTCGGCGAGAGCTAACGTCATTTACTGTTTGCTCCCGCCGAGCCGCGTTGGGCTTAGGCCGCAGTGAGGACCAGCGTCGAGGCCGCGAACGACGCGGTAACGTTGGCCGGAATCGACTGCTGCGTGATCTGGCGGAACTGACCGCCGCCGATCGAGGTGGTGTTGACGCCCAAGTTGAATGTCGCACCGGACAGGCCCGCCGAGGTCAGAACGCCCGACCACGAACCGCCGGTGGTCGGCAACGTGCCGCCGTATTTCGCGGTGACGACGCACGGCGTGCTGTTGGCCGGAGCATCGCCGGTCGAGTCCACGGTCAGCACGCCAGGCGACGCGCTGGTGCACGAGAACGGAATCCACTTGAAATTGCCGATGTAATCCCAGCCCTGCATGTTGCCGCTGGTTGACGCATCGTAGAGCGCGAACGAGGTGACGGTGCCCCAGTTCGCCGTCGCCTGCGGGAAGGTGATCGCCGCGGCGTTGGTAATGCTGGCGGGACTGGTCGACGGCTCGCTGCCCGAGGACGCCGACGCCGGACCGAAGGCGCTAAAGATGATGGAGTCGGCCGAGCCCGAGGAGGCGTGCGCCGCCGTCGAGGTCAAGGTGACGGTCGTGCCGGAAATGCTCGACACGGTTCCGATCTGCTGCGAATTCGTCGCGTCATAGACGTTGCAGCCCGAACCGTTGGTGCCGAGCGCAAGCAGCCAGGCCGGCGCAGTCGAAGCGAGCGTGAGCGTGGTCGAGGACGTGGTGAACGACGCGCTCAGGCTCAACGCGCCGGCGACCTGCACGCGCGCGTAGCCAGTGCCCGACACTTCGGTGCCGCCGGTGCCCGCATCGCTCGTCGGCGCCGTGGTGAACAGCGCGAGATAGCGCGACGCCAGCGCCGGGAAGGCTTCAAGGCCGCCCACGAAGTTCAGAAGATTTTGCGCCGTATAGTCCGACAAACCGGATTGCAGCATCATGAGCGATGCCAGCGCCGTGTTCGTGAGGAACATGCGCCGACGCTGCCGGGATGCTTTCACCGCTTGTTCGATAATCATGGCCTTTGTTCTCCTTTAGGGTGCTGCGGCCGGCGTCGTATTGGCCGTGATGCTTCGGAACTTCATGCTGTCGAGCTTCCACAGACTCGACATGAATTCCTCGAAGTCCATTTGGTCGTCGAGGAACCGGCACTGGAACGCGAACGTGAAAGTTGCGGTGATGGCGACGCCAGCGCCCGGCGCAGTATTGAAGCCGAGCGAATTCGGGGCGGTGAACGCCCACAGCGAGCCCGATAGCGGCGTGCCATTGAGATAGATGTTGGTGACGGCAGTGACCCACGACACCGGCTCGGTGAAACCGCCGAGCGTGCGCGTCATGATGAAGCTTTGCGTCGCGCCATCGCCGGCAGGGAACGTGCCGTTTGCTTTCGCGATTGCACCAGCGGTGATCGAGCTATCGTCGGGATCGGTATACAGGAACGAGGCGAACTGGCCCTGCATCTGCTCGAAGAAGCCCATCAGGGCTTGCAGCGACGATGCGCCGAGATTGGCGAAGGCCGCCGCCGGCGACGTCGCCGACGTCATGCCGCCGCTATAGCTCGACTCGAAATCGTATTTCGGATACGGCTGCAACGCGACGCGAACCTCGCGTCCGGAAACATGCGGCGCGACGCGCGTGTTGAATTTCGGGTTCTTGTGCCGCGACCAGGCAAGTCCGGTCAGCGTTGGCAGCGACGGAGGTGTGGTCATGCAATCAGGCGAGCCGCATGCGCTTGGTCGCCTGGCGGAAGCTCGCGAGTTCGCCCGCGACGTTCCTCATCGTCTTCGCGTGAGCGGCTACCATCTGCCCCACCATCTCGCGATGCTCGCCGAGGATGCCGCGCAACGCCTTGACCATATCCGCACCGCCCGCACCGCCGCCGAGACCAGCGCCGGTATAGGGGCCTTTGTCGCGCGCGAATTTGGGCACGATGGCCTCGCCCTCATCGATCCAGCCGATGCCCGATTGCGTGACGTAATCGGTGCCCTTGTCGTAGATCGCGAGTGCCGACGCCGAAGCGGCGACCGCGGCGCCGGCGGCGGCGCCGATCGCGGGCGCGGGAGGACCGACGACAGGTGCGACGTTCGCCGAAACGCCGGCCGCCGTCTGCCCTGCGCCGGCGAAGATTGCCTTCAACGCATTGGCGACGACGCTGAGAATGCTGGTTTGGCCGGAAGCCGTTTCCGCCGCCGCGCGCGCGGCGGCACCCGCCGTGGTCGCCGCCGTCATGCCGGTCTGCGTCGCAATCGCGGTCGCGAGCATGCGCGCCTGGTTGAACAGAAATTCGACGGTCGCCTTGACCTGGTCCTCCAAAAACTTCAGCACCATGTCCTGCTCGATCTTGCGCGAGGCCTGGGCGAAGGCTTCCTTGCCTTCGAGCATTTTCAGAAGCTGTCCGTTGAATGCGCCGGCGGTTTGATCTGCCGCGCTTTTCCAAACGGCAGCCTCCTGCTTGGCGGCCGCATCGGCGGCGGCTTCGCGCTCCTTCAGATAGTTCTCGTAGGACTGCTGCTGCGCCTTGATGACGGAATTATATTGCGAGGAACCCTGCGCGTAGAGCTGCAACTCCCGCGCATAGACCGCCTGCTCGATGGCCCATCGCTCGTCGAGCGCACGTTCGAGGTCGGAGGTCTCCTGGCCGACGCTGATATTGTGCTGCGCGACATCGGCGGCATATTGCTGCTTGAGCTGGGCGTAGGAATCGTCCGCCAGCTTGATCATCGACTGATATTGCTCGGCCGAGGCCTTGATCGCGTCATTGCCGCCGCCATAGCCGGGCGGCGGTTTCAGATGAGAGTTGGCGTCGTTCGCCGCTGCGAGCAATTCCTTGTACGCCGCAGTGGTCGCGTGCACGGAATCGGTATTGAACTTCATCAACGCGGCGGACGCGTCGTCGACTTTCTTGCCGCCAGCCTCCCAATCGTCCCAAAACTGTTTCGGGCTCGCCGAGAACAGATCGACCAGCGCCGTCGACAGCCGCCCGATCTTTTCGCCGACCAGGTCGGCAACCTTCCCCATATAGCCCATCGTGTACGAATACAGCGATCCGGTCGCGACGAGCTTGGTCAGATTGGCGGAAGCCGTCGTCAGCTCGCTATCGAGCCCCGTCAGTCCCCCGACCAACGCGCCGGTGATGGTGCCGTGCAGCGCCTTGAGGCTCGCGTCGAGCAGCGTGGACTGCTTATCAACCGCCGTCAGTGCCGCGAGCGTCTGCGTAGTCATGATGGCGGCGGCGTCCACCGCAGCCTTACCCGTAGCTTCAAACCCGGCGCGGCCCTTTTCCAGTTCCGGCGCGAGCTCGGCCGCGCCGCGGCCCATCAGCTGCATCGCCGGCGCGATCGGGTTGATGCCCTGGTCGTGCAGCCGCTTCATGGCGTCCGCGATCAGATCGATCTGCTCGGGAATCGGGACTGCTAGAAGCTGTTGCGCCGTGAGCCCGAGCGCGCGTAACGCCGCCGCCTGCTGCGACGTCGGCACCAGCGCACGCTGCAGGCTGACCTGCAGACGATCCGCCGCAGTGATCAGCGTCTGCTGATCGCTGCCGGACAACTGCGAGGCGATACCGAGTTCCTGAATCTCGGTGGTCGAGACGCCGAGCATGCCGGCCGTCTTCTCGATCTGCAACGCCATCGCGCCGAACTGCGACACGAACTGCTCGGTCTTATCCAGCACATACATCGCGCCGACCGCCTCGGCGAAGCTGCGCAGCGCCGAGATGGCCGACTGGATGCCACCCAGCAATTCGACGATGTTGGCGCCGAAGTTGACCTGGACGCTAGGCATGCGACGGCCTCACTTAATGACGCCGCTGGGAAACATCGCCAAGAGTTCGGCGAAGTTCTTCGACGGCTTCTCTTTCGGCTTGATGCCGAGTTGAATCGCCAGCAAGCGGCGCAACGGCGGGCAATCAGACCAGGCGCGGCCAAGATCGTCGAGAAAGTCGCAGTCGATCTGGTCGAGGACCTGATCGCGCGTCCAACCGAGGTCGATTACGAGGTCGGCGACGAACTTGCCCCAGTCGAACTCGTCGAATCGTTCGCCGCCGCTAGTTCCCCCGCGTCGGCATCCGTTCGCTTGCCGCCGCTCTGCTCGACAATGACGTGGACCGCCGTCACCAACTCTATAATCTCAATTTCCATTTCGAGCAGAATTTCACGCGTGACCGCGGGATAAAGCCGCCGCAAGCCGCAGCGAACGAGATCGATCATCGGCTCGAAATCGCCATCCTCGAAGGTCAGCGTCGCCGTTGCAATTTCCTCTTTGGTTTTGGGAAACTTTTGCAGCGTCGCGCTGACCTTCGGCATCAGGACTGACACGGCGATGATCTCGCGCAGCACCAATCGCGCGATGTAATAGGGCTTGCCGGCGAGCGTGATCGTCGGCAGCCCCGTTGTCTCCGCACCCTCTTTCAACTCAAGCGACATCGCCCTTTACTCCGTGGTGCTGAGGTAGCCGACATTGTTCGAGGCATCCGCGATCGCCTGCCAGTCGAGCTCGGAGACGTTGAACTTGCCCATCGCGAACGGCAGCGTGAGCTTCGGCGCGAAACAGGCGTTGAGCTTCAGGTTGATTACCTTGGCGACGCCAAAATAGGTGAAGCTCTCCTGAAAGTTCAGCTCGAAGATCGGCAGCGGTCCCATCAGCGCATTGGCAAGCGCGATTTGGTTGCCGGAACCGCTCGCGGTATAGCGGTAATAGATCGTGTAGGGCACGCCATTGTCGCCGGTCGCGAAAGTATAGGTGCCGACGGTCGCAGCGCCGGGAACGTAAGACACGCCGGCCACCGGACCCGACGCCACAGGCGTCAACTGCACGCCGCCGGCGGTGAACACACCCAAGTCCTCGAGGAACGTCGAGCCGTTGGCGACGGTGATCGCGGCGCTGGCAACCGTGTCGGTTTCGCCGGTCCCGGTTATCAGATTGAGTCCGGTCGTCTGCGTCGCGTTTGGTCCGAGCAACAGGTTGTTCAGTTGCGTCGCCTGCAGGCGGGCGAATTTTGCCTTGCCGGTGATCTTGAATTCGGCGGCGCCGACCGCGACCGCCACATTGTATTGGCCGGCCAGCGTCTCAACCTTGCGGTCGAGATCAACCGAATTGTCCTGCAGCGTGCCGAGCAACGCCGGTTGGGTATTGGCAACATCCGTGCGCTTGAGAATGAGCGTGCCGGTGCCGAAAGAATATTGCGTCATGGATGCTCCTTGCGCGCGAACGCGCGGTGGTTGGCTACTCGCTGCTTACGGATAGGAATTCAGGAGGACGACGATCGGCACGGTGGTCGTGCCCTTGCCAAATTGATCGCCAGGCGCGAAATCGACCGCATCCTCGATGCGGCAATCATAGACGAGGCCGCCCAGCGTCTGGCGTCCGCCGTTGCCGAGCTGATCCGGGACGCCCGACGCCAGCGCTGTGTCGATCGCATCGAGCAAATCGTCGATCACGTCCGCCGGAACCGCGGTCGCGACCTGGCCGACATCGGTATAGATCACCGCGAGAAACGACAGCGTGCGCACCGGCGGCACGCCGCGGTCATCGCCGTCATAGCGATAATGCTCGCGCGGCTTGAGCAGAAACAAGCCGGGCTTGTTCGGCGACGCCGCTTCCTCCGGATTACGGTCGCGGCGTCCCGTCAACGTAAAGACGTTTCCGCTATTGAGCTGCGTCAACAGCGCCGCTGCGATGGCTTTGCGGGCGGTCATTCGTCGGATGCTTCCGCGGCAGCGCCGGCGACCGCATCTTCCATGTCGCGCAGGATCTGCGGCTTCATTTCGCCGAAGGCAGAATGCAGGATTTGCAGCGGCTGGTATTTTCCGCCGGGATGCACGACAGAGGTTCGAAAAATAATGCCGGTACGCACCTGCAACATCAGGGCCGCGGCGTCCTTCGCTTCGATATAGTGAGGCGGCGTAGTGCCGCCATATTCGAACAACGCCGCGGTCTTGGCCGAATTCCAGACGCTGGCGGTGATCGAGTTGTCTTTCTCGACCACGCGGTTTTTGATGCCCGCCACGAACTTGCCGGTTCGCATTTGCAGCCGTTGCGCGGCGCGCGTCTCCGTCAGTTCCTTGAGCTTGAAGCTATTGGCGTTGACCGCCACGTACAGCCGCTCGCGGACGCGCGGCGACATATTGCGTAGGCGCATGTTGGCGCGCGAATAGTTGACTTCGAGATCGAACATCAGACGCCCTCGGCGACGATCTCGACAGCGCCGGCGACATTGCGCGTATTGGGATCGACGCTCTTGATATTGAGCTCCTCGCCGCGCACCACGATCTTGTCGTTTTTGGTCACCGGCAAATTGAAACCCGCTTCGTATAGATCGTGTTCCAGAACGATGACGGTGCGCGCACCAAGCGTCACCGCGCCCTCTGGCGTCACATTCATCACCGGCGACAGCGGCTTATAGTCCATCACGATGGCGTGGACGTTCGCATTGGAAACCGTCGCCGCTGCGTCGGTACCGGTAATACGCCGCACGATGACGGGCTCGCCGCGCGCGCGGATGGCGCGGCGATAGCCGGCGACAGAGGCGGCATGGATCGGGCGCATCAGCCGAGAACCGGAACGCGATATTTTTCGAGAAGCGCCGCGACATCGGGCGTGAGATTGCCGACCGCCGCGCCAGGACCGGAGGCGAGCCAATATTGGGCTTCGTACGCGCCGACGATATTTTCCGAGCGCAGTGCCGGGTCGCGCAGTTGCGCAAAGTAGCGGCCCTTTATCATGCGGATCACCGCATCGACGGCGTCCGCCAATTTGGGATCGTCCAGCACATAGCCAGCCGAGAACTGCACGAGGATCGGCAGCGCCGGCCACTTTTTAGGATAGCCGTTGATGTCGAGCCGGATCAGCTGACCGACATCGCCGGTGGTGCGAACGCCCTTCATAATGAAATCAACGCCCTCGGCGAGCGGGATTTCGTTTTCGAGAACGAGCACGGCCGTCGGCAGCGCCGCACCGCCAGTCGTGAGTCCCGACGTCGGCAGCGTGAACGCCGTGCCAATCGGAATTGGCGTCGCGTTCTGCAACGTCTCGCCAAAGCTGGTTGAGCCGAGATAGCAATTCCAGCCGGTCGCCAGCGCCTGAGTGTCGGCGATCGGCGCCGCGACCTGCGGCAGATTGTTTGCAGCGACCGCGAGCGAGGATTCCAGCGACGCCGCGGTTTCCCCGGTCGGCGTGACATAGGTGATCTTGGCGTAATAGGTCGCAGCGCCGAGCGCGCCCAGGGTCACGCTCGACAGTACCGGCGCCAGGGGCGGCGGCGTGCCGGCCGTCGATGGCCTGGCGACCAGCGGCCAGCGCGAGAGCTGCAACGGCCTGACGCCGCCCATGACCGTCGGCGCCGGGAAATAATCGCGCGGCGGGAAAATCTGATCCTGCACGATCTCGACCGGAAACACCCGGTCACAGAAATTAGCCGCAGCCGCCGACGCCTGGGTGATCCAGCGGAAGAACAGCGCATCCTTCTCGGTCGTGTCGATATCGAGTTCGGATTTTACCGTCGCCAAGTCGACCAGGTCATACGCCTGCTGATCGTCCCACTCGGACTTCGCCGCCAGCAAGAGACTCGTGTTGGTCGTAAGTTCCATTTTGGCGTCACGGCCCAACGATCAGATCGATGCGACCGGTGCCGGCGGCGCCGCCGCCAGTAATCGTGGGTGTCACCGAGCCGGGCGGACTGCCAAGCGTGGGATCGTTGTAAGCCGGGCTAACCGAAGAAACGACGGGCACGACAATGGCATTCGCCGAGAGCGACGCGCCCTTGCCCATCAAGAGATCGATACCATCGACATCAACCAGCGTCGCGGTATAGCCAGTCTGTACGCTCACGAATTTCGCCTGAATGATGCGGCCAGCCGGCATCGGAAAACTCGCACCATTGACCGCGCCGCCGGCGCTCGCCGTCCAGGCAATCGAGACTTTGGTCAGACCGCGGCCGAGATCCGTGATCGTCGGAGTGAATGAGCCAGTCGCCATGATCGTTCCCTCATTCGTCGCCGGACAGCGACAGCCATTCGCTCAAGTGACGCCCGACCTGGACGCGGATTGCGACCGCGCCGTTTTCCCGGCGCACGCTTGCCAGCTCGCCGTAGTGCCCGTCGGCGCGCCGTACCCGCGCGCGCATGATCGGTTGCTTAGCCGCCGCTTTTGGAATCGCCGGTCGGCGCAGCATCTCCGTTAGCCTGAAACACCTCTTCGAGCGCCGCGCCCGCATTGCCCATTTCCGCCAGAGCGGCGGCGAGGGCAGCGTCCTCCTTCGAGACGCGTTCGACGTTGGCCGCGAAATTGGCAAGCGTCTGCTCGTAGCGATCGAACACGGTCTTGGCGCGCTCGCCGGCTGCGGAACTCTGCCGCATCAGATCTTTGATGCGACCAGCGTGTTCGGTCAGTTTGGCGATCTCAGCGGCGGTCGTCATCGTTGTCACTCGCTCTTGTTGCAACGCGCGCACGCGAAGGCGAACGCGCTCAATCCTGATCTCGAGGAGACGAAACGCGATCTGCGCTTCGAGCCGCCTGATCCACAGCGCGCTTGTGCGCGGAGCGCGCAGCCGCCGTGGCGCGTAGGGGTCGCGGGCGGGACTGTTCATCGTCGCCCGCGTCATTGGTTGGGAAATCACGACCGGCGCGCATCTCGCCGGTGAACCGCGGTACACTCATGCGCGTTAGCGGAAGTTGAAGGCGTTGACCGCATCCAGCGTAAGCGTGGCGACGCCGGTACCGCTCGCCTTATAGACCGAGTGGTATGGCTGCAAGATCGTGTTCGGCTCGGCCGCATTGAAGCCGATCTGGTTCGGCGTGTTGTACTGCACGCCGTCGATGAAGAAGCCGATGCTCGCCGGATTGCTCATGTCGATCCGATAATTATGGAACGCGCCGGCGACGACGGTGACGCCAGTCGAAATCGAATTCGTCGTGGTGCCGTCATACGACGTCATCAGGATCGTGCCGTTGGCGGTGGCGCCGAAGCGGATGTATTCGGCAGCGTTGTACGGGCCGTCGATCCAGGCCGACTGCAAGCCCCACACCGCCTGCACGCCCGCTGCGCTCGGCAGCACGGTCAATGCGGCGCGGCACGCATAGATCAGACCCTTGGGTGCGGCCTGGGTGCCGACGTCGAGCGAAAGGTTGTCGTTCCAATAGAGCGCCGCGTCTTCCTTTTCGCTGGTGGCAGCGAGCGCGCAGGCGATCTGGCCGCCGGCGGCGTTGGAGACGAGCGCGACGGTGGGCGGCGCAGCGCCAACGATTTTCTTGACCCACGGATAGCCGGCGACAGGCGAACCGGCAGCGGGGACGCCAGCGGTGTGACCACCGCCAATGAAATCATCGTCGAATTGCAACGGCGCATCGATGCCGACGACCTCGTAGGTCGACTGGTCGAAGCGCATCATCTGATTGCCGGGGGTGAGGCCTCCGTGGACGCGAGCGAGATCGGACATGGGATTCTCCTTCAACCGGCCGCGCCGGGATAAGTGAAAGCGGAAGCGCGGACGGCATTGCCGCCGTCCGCGAAACTTAAAACCCAGCCTGGCTTACGGCTCGACCAGAATCGAGGGTGGCGTCGCCTGCTGATACCGATGCAGCGGGAGTGCCATAGCCTCGGTGATATTGGCGGCGTTCGAAGCGCCGGTCTGGATGGTGATGAAGTTGAAGCCGTTCACCATGTCCATGCAGTCCTGCGGCGAAATCTCGAACACCACGATCTTGCTATGCAGAGCAACATCGGTAGTGAAGTTCGCCGCCGCCGTCTGCTTGACGTACTGGTCGGACGAACTTTCGTTCTGGCAATACCAGATGTTCGTCGCCGTGATCGCCTTGGAGCCGGCGCCGCCAGGGGAGGTCGCCTGCAGCGGCGTGAGCGCCACGGTCGCGGCGTTGCCCTGGTTGATGTGACAGACGATGAACAGCTTGTCCGACAAGCCGGTGAAAACATATTGACCGGTGCGGCCAGCTGCGTCGGCGGCGGGCGGCAGCAATTCAACGGGCGGCAGAATTTCACAGAGGGAAAACTGGCGGGCCATGAGGCGCCTCCTGTTTGATTGATGATGGAATCGGGGACGGGAGGACGGCGTTACGCCGCCTTCGCCTCGGGTTTACTCAGCCGCGCGCGCGCGGTGTCGTACGCAAAGCTTTCGTTCATCTGGGCGCGCTGCAACTCGTCGAGCTTCCGCCTGGCGTCGCCCAGCATCGTCTCGGCGTCCGCAACATCGCGGGTCGCGTCGGCGATCTTTTTGCCGAAGGCGGCAACGTCGGCGGCGTGTTTCGCATCGAGCTCCTCGAGCGGCGTTTTCTTCTTCGGCGCGTCCATAGAACAGCACTCCTTGAAAGGGATTGGACGCCGCGCACGTCGCGCGGCGTCCTCGCACGCTTAACCAGAGCTTCGATTAACGCTGCGCCAGGCCGACGAACGGCGACAGCGTGTTGGTGCCGTGGAACGGAGTCAGCGGCGCGTTCCAGATCGGCTGTCCGTCAACCCGATAGGTGATGCGGAACACCATCTGATCGGAGAGGAACGCGACGTGCATCGAGGACGCCGCCTGGATGCCGCCCTTGTCGGCGAGCACGTACTGCGAATAGTCCGCGAGCACGATGTCGCCCGGCGTGCCGACGGTCTGGTTGTATTCCAAGGGGATCACGGGCCGACCGAACAGAGTACCGTACTGGCTGCCGGAAATGCCGTTGGCGGGCAGATAGACCGGGACGCCTGCCGTGCCGATGACATTCGACATGGCGTAGAGCTGCGGCTCGTTGTCCTGATTGATCGTCCAGACCGCGTTCTGCCGCGAACGGCCCCACATACGCGACCACATTTTGAGGACGTTCTGATAGACGATGGTCTGCGTCGCCTGGCCGGTCTCTTTCGCGATGGCGATATAGCAGGGCGAGTTGAGCACGCCCATCGGCTTGCCGTTGCCGTCACCCTCGAAAATCGCGTCCTCGGTCATGAACATTATTTCTTCCGAGAACGCTTCGCCAGCGATGCCGGTCAGAACCGACTGGTCTGCCAAAAGCTCGTCGGTCACATACATGATCGACATCAGCTTTTTCAGATCGAGTTCGATCAGGCGGAACTTGGGCTGACTTGCGGTCGGCGTAGCGCCTTCACCCACCCAATACGATTGCACGCCGCCCCAACGGGACCCGGTGACGCGGCTCGTTTCGTCAACGGCCGGGATCTTGATCGAGTTGGCCGTAGTCGAAATGCCGATCTTGCGCACGGTGCTCAGCAGTTCGCCCATTTCGTAGGCGCGCATGAACACCGCCGTCGAGAAGTCGGTCTGCACGAGGAAGCCGCCGCCGGACGGATCGATTTCGCCGGCGCCGGTCGGCGCGCGAATGAGACGCGGGTCGCGATCCACGCCGTTCGTCAGCGAGTAGCGCGCGATGGCGTGGAGCTGCTCGCCAAAGCTGCGGAACGGCGGCGCGTTGTTCGGCGTCGCCGGAACGCCTTGGCGGCGCAATTTGGCGCGGGCGCGGGAGAGATAGTCGTCGAAGGTCGGAACGGCGCGCACCATGCGACCGGTGTGACCCATCTCGAAAGAATCCACGAGGATGGGGCGGTCGTCGCTTTGCTCGCCATTCAGATTCTGACCGCTCGGCCGGGCGCTATCGGCGGCGAGCTTCTGTGCGCGCTTCGCCTGCTCGATCTTTCTGTCGATCGCCTCGATCTCGGTCGCCTTCGCGTTGAATGCGACTTCGTCGCCACCGATCAGTGGCTGCAACTCATTGACCAGCTTGTCGCGCTGTTCGAGCAGTTCATGGATCTTGTCCATCGTTAACCTCCGGTTTGGACAATGGGGAAAAGGCGCCGCCGAGGAGGCGCCGACGGACAGAGCGCGCGCGCCGTGAAGCGCGCGCGCTGACCCTCGCCGTTCAGCCAGGGATTTCGGAAATCAGGGGAATTATAACCTTGAGGTTATAATTCCCGAAATCAGGATTTGGGTGGAACGAGCGCCGCCGCCGGCTGTCCTAACGTGAGCGCGCGAGCGCGCTGACGTTGCGTCGTCACCGACGCCTGCTCAGGATCGTCGTTACCATCGCCCTTGTCCTCATCGATCTGATCGAGAACGCCTTTGACGTGGTCGCACGCCGCCTGGCAATGATCGCGCGAGGCCTGCATGTGCTCGTGCGC